GCGTCTGTCGATTTTGAGCTGCACCGTTGCAAATCGTCCAAATCTCGAGAATACAAATGGTGCACTTTGGGGAGGTGTAGGCTTTGGAGTTCTCTTCTTTGCAACTGACACCAGTCAGGTTTTTCAGTGGAATGGAAATGCTTGGCTTGATGTTACGGTGAGCTTCGTTAAGTCCCAACTGCTTAACGCTCAGGCGAATCTAGCTGCTATCGTAGGCACTGGCGCGAATGTTATAATGTTTTCTTATGTTTTGCCTACGAATACAGTTGCACTTCTAAAAGGCATTCGAGTGACTGTTTCTTATAACCACTCTACTGGAGCAGCGAACGTAACTTACGTGACAAGTTTGAATGGAACGATAGTAAGTAACAACGGCTCAGCGGCGGCGGGAGTGAGCGTACAAAAATTTACAATACTGAATACAGGGGCTGCTTCTGGAACTTTTACTGGGTTTAGTCAGGGGGCTATTGGAGGAATAGGAGCTTCTGGTCTGTTAGCTGGATTAGCCTGGGCGAATAATCAAGTCCTTCAAATTACGTTCAACACGCCGAATACAGACCAGGTTACTCCTCTTCAATGGTTGGTGGAGCTGGTTCAATAATGCCTCAACTTCAAGACAGAGCGCAAGTTCGAAGCGAGGAGCTCTACGAGGCAGCTCTTACTGGACCTTTCGGTGGGGTTCAAAGTGAGCTTCCTTCTACTGAGATTGAAGAGTTTGGATTCGTCGATGTGAAGAACTTTCTATTCAGAAAAGGAACAGCCTCCGTTCGTCCAGGCTGGACGGCCTTACCTCCATTTCCACTTACGCCAAACGAGCCTATTATGGCCGTGGCCGATTTCTTCAATGCTAGTGGAGCTCATATTCAGTGCGTACTCACACCGACGAAGCTTTGGCAGTTTCTTGCTGGAGGGTGGACACAGATAACCGGACCTGCCTTTGGCGGCACCTCGGCACAGCTTTTCTCTTGGGACGTTTTGAATTACAAACTCTGCTTTTCCCAAGGCGTTGACAAAGTATGGACTTGGGATGGCATCGCAGCGACGTACGTTCAAAGCTCTGCTAATGCTCAGCCATTGAAGTACATGGCTGAGATAGGACTGCACCTCGTTGGGGTGAATCCTGCCATTCCGCAGCGTTATTACTGGACAGGCATTGGCGACCCGACCGATTGGACGAGTTTCAGCTCCGGCTTGAACGACAACGTCAACAACCTTGGACCAATAAACGGTTTGCTGAAGCTAGGGCAATACGGCTACGGGTTTCACCAAAACGGTATTTTGCAGATTGTTCCGACCGGAATCGGACTGTTTCCGTTTTCTTTTGGGTCGATAATCAACGCGACTCAGGGATGTATCGCTCCTTACAGCCTCGACCACTTCGACGATAGAGGTCGCGAGCTCGCTGTTTATCTCGGTGTTGATAATGTCTACATCTTCGACGGCACGTCGGTTGAACCTATCGGAGATATGCCCATCGACAACCGACGAAGGCTCGGAGCACGCTCTCGTATCTTGACAGACGTGCTAACTGTTAATCCTCAGATAATCTACGGCTTTCCGACCTACTCAATAAACGGACAGGTTTTTAGAGCCTACTGGCTCGTCATTCCTGGCGTGTCGGTCTGGGTTTACAACTTCGACGAAGGCAATTGGACTCAATTTACTTACAACAAGACGATTACGTCGATTGGAAATTTCTTCAAGAACTCGGTTGTAAGAATTGTCGACCTTATCGGAACGATACAAGCCCAAACTTGGACGCCAGCGACACTTCAGCAAAACAACCCCTTTGAGGGCTTTTTGCTCGGCTTTAACGACGGTACGGCCGGTTATGTAGACTTCACGAACTACTCCGAAATTGCTGTGAGCATCACGTCTGGCAAGCTGCTATTCAAGGATAGGCGTCACGAAAAGACTGTTAGAAAATTTCGCCTTTCGTTCGTTGATCTTGGTCAAACGACTTATACAATAACTTTGACAAACAATCAGGGACAGTCCGAAACACATTCATTTACGATTGGTTCGGGGAGCGGCGATGTTCTAAGTTACGTTCAAGAGTTTAACATCTCGGGGCTTCGCCTTCAGTACGTTGTGTCCGCTCCCGCGCTCAGTCCGGCGTCTATTGTCGAATTTGCCCCAATGTACGACATTGGTGGTGAGCAACGCGGAGGAGTGTTAAGAAACTAAATGAGAGCAACTCCAAACCTCAACTTTACGGTTGTAGAACCTACAACCAAGTCTTTGAAGTCTTTCGTCACGATGCTTCGAAGCGTTTATCAAAACTTGGTAGACGTCGTAAACGGAAATCTTGGATTCGGCGACGGGACAAACTCTGATAATTTGAGCGGCTCTTGGATAAACGTAGTTGCTCCAGTCGCGCCGAATACGGATTTTACTGTGAACCACAACTTGAATCGTTTGCCAGTGGGTTATCTTGTTATGCAAAAAGACAGAGCGTGTAATGTGTTTACTGGAACTGTAGCTGCTACGAAAACGCAGCTTACTCTACAAGCTAGCGTCGCAAGCGCGGTTTTACGCCTTTTCGTGGTTTGCTTGCTGTTGAGCTTCTTTACAATACAGAGCGAAGCTCAGGGCGTTCGACATGTTGAAAAGGCTCTTGGAACAGTAACACTCGCCGGTTCTTCAGGCTTCGCTGGGGCGGTTGTTAGACCTATCGCTGGAGCGTCTGTAACGGTCTGTACTGGAAGTACGCTTCCTGCTGCCGGCTCTATTTGTACAGGACTCGCGTCGATTTACATTGATATCGGACTGACTGGTCTGACAAGCAATCCTACAACGGCGGATGCGCTAGGAAACTATTCGTTTTATGCTGTGGGAGGCGTTCCGTACGTCATAAGTGTAAGCGCCGTCAACTTCACGACGTACTCGTATGTATGGTCGGCTCCACTGGCAAGCGGTGGAGCTGGGTCGTTTACGACTCTCGCCGTCAGCGGGGCATCGACGCTTAACAGCCTCACCGTTGGCCCAGGGGCGGCGACGTTCACGGGGCCATTTACTGCCGCACCTTCAAAACTCGACAATGTTATCTCTTGCGATGGAATAACTTATACTGGAACATCCGCGCTGCAAAACGCCATCCTCGCGCTTCCCGTTGGCGGAGGGATAGTAGATTGCTCAAATCCGCTCATCGGCAATCAGATACTTACAGCCAATCCGTTCACTGCCGCGCTTACCGGCCCAGTTAAGCTCACCACCGGCCCTTATACAATCTCCTACGATGCCACGTCGTTCTACATGGACTTGCCGCATGACACGACCATTCAAGGGTTCGGAACTACGTGGCTGAACTCCACGGCGCAATCTCTAGCCGCACAGGTTTTCGATACCAGCGGGCGCTCTTCTCAACAGCAAACCGGCATCCTGAATAATCGTGTCTATGGGACAACGGGAAGCATCACGACCGGAACGAACACGCTCACAGTAGCGTCCGCATCTAATCTGCGGTTGCGGCAAACAATCGGCATTCTTGGAGCACGCACGCTTACCAATCAGGCGACTACAACAAACACTGGTGGGAACTTTACTTGTACGCCTGCGGGCACTCTGACGGTGGTGGCTACGAATTTCGGCGGGCAGAACGCTTTCGGGAATCCCGCGTTACAAGACGCCTACATCCAAGTCGATAACGAGATCATGTCCTATACAGGACAAACGGCAACGACTTTCACTGGATTGGCTTGTGGTCTGTTTGGGACTTCTACCGTTGCGCACACGACAGGAGCGCCAGTCAATCAAGTCTATGACCTTGTAACGGAAATAACCGGAATTAGCGGTACGACGATCACGCTTCTGGACAATGCTACTTTTACAGTAAGCAACACCTTCGTTCAGGCCGGGGCCATGAACATCGTCATCGACGGAAACATGGTCTTTGACGCGAACTACATCAACCGAGCATCACTGCCAACGCCTGGATTCGCTTTCCTCGAAGGCATTTCGCTCATGTTAGGAGCCAATTCCACTATTGGCAGTGGAGTACGCGTACAGAACTCCGCTCACGGTGGAGTAATGTGCCACACTAGCAGACGTGTCACAATTGGGGGTCATTTCGCACATATCGGCAGACCGCCGAATCAATTCGGTGGCGACGTTTGGCTTTTCGCCTCAGCCGTTGGCAACACGGTAAGAACAAGTTCTCACGACGATGGCGACAGTACGATTGTCATCGACGACCGCTCGAATATCGTCACGCGCTTTGCTGGAGGCTCGAACGATAACAAAGTGGACCTTGGCGGTGTCAGCGGAGATACCGTTCCAATCTACACGAACGTAATTGATATAGAAGGATTTTCGAGCGGGAACCGTGTTACGACGGCGCACATTGTTGGTCTAGCTGGTGGGCTAGGAACGCTGACCATCGTTCCCAGTTCGCAATGGACAACCGCACCAGTCCCAAAGAGTAATGTGATACTTTTTTCCCAAGTAGACAACGGAAACATTTCCGTGAGCGTGAACGGCCAAGGAAATATCTTGATGGGAGGCCAAATCCCTACAGGAAGCATTTCGGTTTCGGCATTCGATTTCCTGATGTGGATGGACAGTAGCAGTAACCTTCCTCGTGTGTTAGGGAACTTCTCAGCCGCTGTCTATCGTGGTCCTGGGAACACCTCAGCGGTGATGGCCGGGCTAAAGAACACTCGCTCCGGTGGAACGGCTGGTTTCCCTGATATTTGGGGAGATGATACGAACGCTTTAGTTCTCGGCGGCAAGAGTGATGGTAGTGGACAAGTAAAGTTAGGTTCTTCTACGGAACTCCAAAGTCGTAACGGTACTGATTTTACTGGAGATTTCTCCTGCACGAACGTCACGCCGGTCACGGTTACGGCTAACAGCACATCACCACAGAATTTGATGTCTTGCTCTGTGCCAGCAGGGACGCTGAATCGCGTGGGGAGAACGCTGCGAGTGTGGCTCTCAGGCATCTACTCAACTCCCGCTGCTTCAACGACGGCAGTTGTAATCACGGTGAAACTTGGGGCATTGACGCTTGGCACCTGGACTTCGACGGCGCTGGCGGGTATTCAAGCAACGAATGACCAATGGAACGTGACTGGCTGGATTACCGTTCAAACTGCCGGGGCTACAGCTTCATTTGAGGCGCACGGCAACATGGACATTGATCTCGGTATAGGCAACACCGTTGCAGATAGCAACTTCGCGGATGTGAACACGGCGACGGTGGGGACTTTAGACGTAACAGCCACTCAGACGTTGCAGATAACGTTTACGACCACTGTAGGGCAAGCGGCGGGGTTTTCAGCGTCACAACGGCAGATGATCGCGGAGACTGTAAACTGATGCCGAGCAACTAAGGAGCGGAAACGATGCGAAAACTGATACTCGCGTGCCTGCTGGCGCTTCTGTCCGCAACCGTCGCCAGTTCGCAGAATGGCAGCCCTCACGGCATCCTCACGACTTGGATACCGCCCTCTCCCGTGGGTGGAAGCGGTGTGATTCAGGGTTACAATCTATTTCGTTGCGTTGGGACGTGCACACTGACATCGATGTTTGGTTGGGTAAGCGTAACGGGACTGATTCCTGCAACACAGACAAGTTTTCTCGATCCAGCTTCGGGCCTCAACGTCAACACGACGTACAGCTACGCCGTGGAAACGGTGGACTCCAACGGAAACTTCAGCGCGTTCAGCAACATCGCTGTCGTCGCCGTTGGAGCGAGCTTTCCATCGAACCCGAACGCCGTGACGGGTGTCACGAGCAAGGTGCAATGAAATGCCTATACTAGGTCCATTACAACAAGGCCCGCTTCCTGTACAGTTTACTATTCAACAACTGGAAAACGAGGTTTTGTTGAGATGCGAGAATAAAACAAGTGACGTTGGACGTGTTGATGTATGGCTTCGCGACGCTTTGCTCGAAATAACAAGCAATCCTGACTTTAGGAACGAGTTTGACTTGCTTGAAGAATTTGGCCCTCAATTTAACTTAACGCCACCTTCGGGACAGCCTCCGGTCGGAACGCAAGAGTATCCTTTTTCAAACATTGTTCCTGTAGGAGACTACAACGTAGCCACGCTCGATGTGTTAATATGGCAAGACCCTCCGACGAACTCGATTCGTCGCAAGCTCGGACAGTCGCACTATCAAAAAGCGGATAACTTCCAACCGACATTCTCGCTTCCAACGGAGTGGTATCGATTCGCGGACACAATTGGATTTACGCCCGTTCCCGACAAGGCGTATCAAATTCAAGCTCGTATTCTTCGACAGCATCCTATTAACGACAACGTCCTCAACCAAACGCAGCTTTTAATACCTCGTGAGTGGAATGAAATTCTTGTCTGGGCTGCGGTCGAACGAGGCTTCATGGAATATCTCGAATATGAGAAAGCCGCGAAGGTTCATCAACTTCTCTACGGCGACCCAAAGCATCCCGATCGTCCTGGTTTGATTGAAGGGCGTAAGAAGAGGCGAGAAATGGAAGCGCATCGCACCGAGCAGGCTTTACGACCTGTTTACCGCCGCTGCATGTACGGAGCATGAGTCATGATTGCGACAAGAGATATTTACTGGCTTGCTGGTTTTATTGAAGGAGAAGGACACGTTCGTTTTGCTCATCAGAACAATTGTATCACTATTGGAGCTTGTTCAAAAGACAAAGACGTTATCGACAAAGCGTCTTCTTTACTGGACACAAAAACATTTGGTCCTTATCGAAATAAAACATGCGAGATGTATGAATTTCGACTATACGGGATTAGAGCAGCAAGCTGGATAATGACTTTGTATTCTCTCATGGGAGAACGTCGAAGAGAACAGATGAAGAAAGCTCTACATCTTTGGAAAACAGTTCCGATAAGAAACAAGCAAGGACTCACTAAAATTTTGAGTCCTACCGAGTCCGCGGCAAGAAGTTTGAGTGTAACTGCTGCTGATTTGAAGGAGGCTATCTCTCGTGTACTCCATTCCTGACTTTGCAAGTGGTGGTGGACAAAGCGAAATGCTTCGTGGAGGCCAAGTTGATTTCGGGAGCCTCGGAGGGACGAGCTCTACTGAGAATCAATGGATGAATTTTCCCTCTATGACGATGCCTTCGACCGGGGGTCCGTTGGATACGCCGACTCCTCCAGGAATTGTGCCTCCTGCTGGTGGAGGAGCAGGAACACCTCCAGGATATACGAATCCTGGCTTTTCGTTGAATAACCCGCTTGTCGGCGGAAAGCACGACCT